TGTGACCTTTTGATGTTGGTACCCAAGTAACTGTATCACCTACATCAATGCGTGTGATATCTTCTGAGTACACCATCTTGGCTCCGTCGTCACGTTTGTTTAACATTTCAACTGTAGTGTCTGCGGCTAGTACTGGTGTTGATAGTAGACCTAAGATGGCTACTGTAGATAGTAATCTTTTCATGTTTGTTTCCTTTTCTATGTGTGTTGTCTGTATGATGAGGGGCGACTACTTGCCGCCCTTCTTCTTTTCATATGGTGTTTTAAAATAAGTGTGATTAGGATCTATCATTAGTGTGTCTCGTACATTGTCTTTTTAAACTCAGAGATTTCATTGGCTCTTTTGTAGTAGCCATGATTTCTTAGTTCACGAATTGCCATACAATAACTTCTGTATTCCATTGCTTTAATAAATCTCTTAAACATGAGCCTTGCCCTTCCAAGTAGCAACAGTCTTACCACGCATGTAATGATCACCTGCTTCGTAAGTATCTTTTGCTTCTGCTTCACGCACTGCTTCATTAGCAATTTCTCTAATATCTCCTCTACAGATACCTATGTCTTTTAGTTCGTAATCAGTAAGTTCACTTAACTCGTCATACGTTCTATTTGCTTTTCGGTGTGCTTCGGATAATCCAAATATTTTTTTAAGATGTAAAAACATTATTTTTTATACTCCAACGGTAAAGTCATTAATGCCCTTGCTTCATCGTGATATCCTTGTCTAGATAATTCAGCGGCCGCTCTTGCTCTACCTGCTGATTCACCTAATGCAATTATACCTACAAATAATACAGCGAATACATTTCTTATTACCTTACAGAGTTTACATGTGTAAGTCCATGTTGTGTTTGTCATTGTTGCTACAGTCATTATACCCATCCTTTTAAATTGTTATTTGTTGCTACGTTCATTCTTCTATCGTTAAATGTTCCTAGTGAAATAGATGTAATGTCTGATCTCCCAATTCCCAAATCCTTTAGTTCGTGATCTGTTAGTTTTTGCAGTGCCTGGTAAGTTTTACGAGCCATTGCTTTGTTTTTTCTTTTTAGTTTTATTGTTTTAACTAAATCCGCAAACCCATGTATTGCGTCTTGCACCCATGATGCAGTTACCGTAATGTGTTGTGTCATTAGTTGTATACTCCCGCTCTTGGTCCGCGACCTTCATGCGTTAGCATATAATGATAGGCATAGCGCCAATCATTTCCGTACTCAGTTTTGGCGTAAGTGAGCATCTCTTTTTCGAAAGCCCTAGTTGGGCTTGGGTTTCCAAGTAAACTCACAAGGCCGTTGAATAGCATTGTTGCCATTTTACTTCTCCTTATATAAGTTTTGGATGCTTGAGGAAAGCAATACCCCGGAACTTCCCCGGCGGTGCAACTACCTTTGGTAGCCGTCGTTCGCTTTTTTAGGATGTCTGCACCATCCCACTGTCTTTCCAGTGTGTATGTGTGTCGAATAGTACAACCATGCTGTCCTACTCACCTTTATTTATATTATACTACTATAACTATACACGAAATGCAACCTATATTAGGTAAAGGCTGTCATGCGTTTACAGCATGAGTATAAGAATATTAGCATGTTCTAAATTATTACGGTTTTTATGTCATGTTATAAATATATTGTATATAACTTGACACATGAATTGGTTTGTGTTATAGTTGTTATGTAGTATTGTAAACAACAGCCAGTTAACTGGCAGGAGGAAATACAATGCATATCGTAAAAAAGCATTAATCAACATAAGGTATTTCATTGCCCCAGCATTAATACTTGTTGCACTCGCAGGAGTGATGGCAGGTGGTGCATGGACATGGACAGGTGTGGGCCTATTGGGAATAGGTATCATATTTGATACACTAGTAACTCGAAAAACCTCAGGAGCAGGCTTTGATGAGAACGGTGAACCTTATGGTATCCCATGGTTACAAAATGCAGTAATGTATTCAATGTTACCAGTGTTCGTAGCACTACAACTTGGACTTGCATATCAGATCTATTCAGGTATGTGGGGAGTAGAGTTGCTAGGTGCTGTACTGTCAACAGGTATATTTGCAGGCATAGGCATAATATATGGACATGAACTATCACACACCAAAGGCTTTAGTTTTATAATAAGTCGTTGGATGATGGGTCTTTCAGGTTCAGCACATTTTTGTTATGCTCATGTGTACAATCATCATTTGGAATTAGCAAGTGAAGATGATCCTGCAACTGCACCTCGTGGACGTAATCTATACGAACATTTCTTTAAAAGTCATTTAGGACAAAGCAAGTTCCTATTTGAAATGGAGAAAGGTAGATTGAGACGTTTAGGTAAACCTTTTCTATCTTTAAGTAATAGATGGATAAGAGGTTACATGATGAGTTTCCCTACTATCTTCTTGTTCTTTTTAGCAGGTGGATGGGTAGGTGTCGCATGTATGGCATTGGTTTGGATGATATCAAACTTTGAACTAGAAGCACTTAACTATCTAGAACATTATGGTTTGGTACGTGTTAAAAGTGAACCAATAGACTACAGACACAGTTGGGATAATTCTACATTGTTCACAAGTTGGTTCTTCATAGAGATTGGTCGTCAGGCTGATCATCATGACAGAGGTGAAACACACTTCTGGGAACTAGATGAAGTAGGTGCACCTAACACAGGTATAGGCTACTTTACATTGTTTGCACTAGCATTAATACCACCAGTGTTCGATCGCTTTATGAAAAAGCATTTGGACGATTGGGATAAAAATTTTGCTACTGAAGCAGAAAGAGAAATAGCGAAGCAATTCGTTTAATCCTGCGGGGGAGTGCTTAGGTGCTCCCCTTTCTTTTATAGACATGCTTACTGTTATAAATAAATGTAATACAACTACAAGAGAACGATATGGCATACTCCGATAAAGTACTTGACCATTACGAAAACCCACGCAACGTTGGAACATTTGATCCCAAAAGAGATAACATAGGAACAGGCATGGTAGGTGCACCTGCATGTGGAGATGTTATGCGACTGCAAATAGAAGTTGAAAAAGGTGTCATTAAAGATGCTAAATTTAAAACCTATGGTTGTGGAAGTGCTATTGCTAGTTCAAGTTTACTAACTGAAATGGTCAAAGGTATGACACTCGAACAAGCCGGCGAAGTTAAAAACTTAGACATAGCAGAAGAACTTGCACTACCTCCAGTTAAAATACATTGTTCTGTACTAGCAGAAGATGCCATCAAAGCCGCCATCACTGATCTTAAATCGAAACTTAAAGTTTAATATTCTTTCTTGACATTGTTTAAAAACTATGTTATAAATAATTGTGTTTTATAGTTATTCGAATTATAAAATGTAGAAAGTTGGGCAACGTTGAGCCCAATCTCTTTTAACAATGTGAGCGATGTGGTAAAAGCATCAAGCAGATAGGAGAAATAAGAATGGACGCACTCACCCTATGGATGGCAATAGGTTTCGCATTTGCCGCTTATTCCGTAATAGCAAATGATTCAGTACAAACACTAGGTACATGGATCGCAAGTAATAACGACAAATTCAATTGGAAGATCATGTGGGGGTGTGCAAGTGCAGTTCTCCTTTATACATTGTGGTACGGTTGGACAACAAATGGTGGAGACATCAGTTACGGTAGACTTAACAAGATACCGTTCCAAGAAATACAATGGTATCACGCAATGGCACCAGGACTACTATTAATACTTACACGGATAGGAGTACCAGTTAGTACTTCTTTTTTAGTATTAAGTGCCTTTGCAAGTACATTTGTATTAGAGAAGATGCTCGTAAAGAGTATGATGGGTTATGCAGTGGCGGCAGTCGCGGCATATGTTATTTGGATAGGAGTTACTAAAGTCCTAAACGAAGCAAAGCCTGTTAAAGAAGAACATAAGAAAGCATGGCGTGTAGCACAATGGGTAACAACAGGCTTCCTGTGGTTTACTTGGCTAAGTCATGACATGGCAAACATTGCCGTGTTCCTACCAAGACAGATACCTTGGGACCTTATGGTATTAGTAAGTCTTATATTTGTATTTGGATTAGGATACATGTTCCGTGAAGGCGGAGGTAAGATACAAAATATTGTTATTGAAAAGCACAACACAAGATATGTTCGTAGTGCTACCATAATTGATGCAGTATACTTTTTAATACTATTGTTCTTCAAAGAAATAAACGATATTCCAATGTCAACAACTTGGGTGTTTGTTGGACTATTATGTGGACGTGAACTTGCTATGGCAACTATGACAGGCAAAGAAAAGTTCAAAACAGTATTTCCTTTGATTACCAAAGACTTCATTAAAATGATGATTGGCTTAGGTGCTTCTGTGGGAGTAGTGTTAATGATACACTATGTTATTGTACCTAACGGATACTAATATATTGGAAAAGGTAGTGTGCAACGATACTACCTTTTTTCTTGACTTTAGATAAGTATGAGCATATAATACAAATATAATATTACTTTTAACACCTTGCGTAATAGAAAGGACAACGTTTGAAGATGAAAATCATAACAGGAAATGCTAATCCTGAATTAGCACAAAAGATCGCAGAACACTGTTTTAGCGATTTAGTCCCAGCCAAAATAACATCGTTTGCAGACGGCGAATCGAGTGTAGAATTTACTGAAAACATACGTGGCGAAGATGTGTTTATTATTCAAAGTACATGCACACCTGTTAATGACAGTCTAATGGAGTTGTTGATTATGATTGATGCGGCACGTAGATCAAGTGCAAGTAGAATTACCGCAGTCATTCCTTACTTTGGTTACGCTAGACAAGATCGTAAGAGTGCTTCACGTACTCCTATTACTGCAAAGTTAGTTGCTAATTTATTAACAACATCAGGTACAGATAGAATACTTACAATGGATTTACACGCAGGACAAATACAAGGTTTCTTTGACATCCCAGTGGATGATTTAACAAGCCGTGTAGCATTTGCTAAAGATATCAAAAAGCAATTTTATAAAGATGGTAATAACATTGATGAAGTAGAAACTGTATTTGTATCACCAGACGCAGGTGGTGTTGTTCGTGCTAGAAAGTTTGCTGATATGTTTGGCGGCGACATTGCTATTGTAGACAAACGTAGACCAGAAGCAGGCAAGAGTGAAGTAATGAATCTAATTGGAGATGTTAAAGGCAAACATGCTATCCTAGTAGATGATATTATTGACAGTGGTGGAACATTGTGTAATGCGGCCAAAGCAATTATAGATGCTGGAGCATTATCAGTACGTGCTTATATCACACACGGTGTATTGTCAGGCGAAGCATGTCAAAAAGTTGAAAAGAGTGTACTAGATGAATTAGTTGTAACTGATAGTATTCCTAACCGTTGTCCTAAGAACTGTAAAAAGACACGCCAAGTAAGTGTATCTACATTATTTGGTGAAGCAATACGTAGAGTTACAAACGAAGAATCTGTCAGTAGTCTTTTCGTATAAATAATTTTGTAGGAACAAAGACCGCCCAACAATAAATCAAAGCGGCCAATAGTTTTACATTGTAAAACTTCTAACTAATAATGAAACGCAAATATAAAAAAACTGTAAACAACAGTCGGATGATTGCTGATATAAAACATCAATTGACAAAGACTTCTGATCCTATAGATAAAGAAGCACTGCAACAACGATTACATCATTATCAAATGCAATCTAAAAATACTAAATCTGAATAGTTTCTGAACCATCTTTATGTTTTGCAAGATGCTTCACATACTCAGTCATACTATGATCTGAGAAATTATCAATTTTACCTTTTTTGATTCCGCGCCACATACCACGTAACTTGTCTTTGAACAGTTGCCATCCTGACGGAGTACGAACATTGCCCCATGTGTTTAAGTAATGTTGTTGTCCGTGATGCTTGTACCCCATTACCCATAATGGAACACTAGTTACTATGTCATTGTTATTCTTCCAGCGATGATGCACAACTGATAGACTATCTACATAAGTTGGCCAACCAACTCTAGGGGAACCGAATGTATATAATTCTTTAGGATCAAGATTGTCAAGGTTGTGTTTACAACGGCTTGCCATAATAGTAGCCATTGCCGCTCCTAGCGAATGCCCACAAAACCATAACTCTTTATCTTTGTTCTGTGTTCTTGTGATGTCCTCTCTGACCATAGGCCATAGTTCATCTACTTCTGCTTTGAAGCCTCTGTGTACTCTACTTATTGTTTCTGATTTTACTGGATAAGCCTGTAGGTCTGCTTTAAGATCATTGAACTCTGTTGGTTCAGTACCTCTACAAGCAATAACAATATCATGCTTGTTCATAAAGCGATATGTCTGTGCTCCGTCCAAGTCATAGTATTCAATTGTTGTAAATCCTAGTTGTTTTGCTATCTTTGTAGCATTTTTCTTTTCCAAATACGCTATCTGTGCTAATTCGGCAAATAAAAGACTGCGTTCTTTGAAATTTAATGTTACAATAGGTTTAGTTAATTTATTTGTATGTATTTCCATAGTTTCGCTCCTAATTTCGTTCCCTATGGTATTTACCGTGTTACACCACTAAATAGTGTTAAGGAGTTACGACAATGAAACGCAAAACTAGAAGCCTATTAGAAGAACTTAATGATTTCGCTGTAACTAAAAAGACAGAGAATATTGTAGAGTCAAGAGCAAATCATGTAATTGAGAGTGCTATCAACATAGTTGAAATGATACGTACAAACTTTGATGGTGAAATTGCTCAGGATTTAGAGAAGCGGTTTTATAACTCTATCAAGTCAGGCGATGCAACAAAATTTATGCGAGGCATCAAAAAAATCAAAGCAAGTGATAAAAGTGAATTAGACGATGTTAATTGAAGACATTATAAGGCTACAAGAAGCCGAGGGTAAGAATACACATATGGAACACGTTGAGGAAGAAGCACTCAACCGTGGTAAAGAAGGGGCTGAGTATGCAATCAATCAAATGATGTTGTTTGCAGATATGCTCAAAGGCCGTACTAACAAAAAGTTAAGAGTAAGTGTAAAATGGGATGGTGCTCCTGCAATTATATGCGGAGTTGATCCTGAGAGTAAAAAATTCTTTGTAGGAACAAAGGGTGTGTTTAATGCTAGTCCTAAACTAGGAACTAGTCATGAAGAGATTGACAGACTATATGGAGAGTCAGGTGCAGTATCAAAGTTACATCTAGCATATGATTATCTTAGCAAACTAGGAATTACAGGCGTACTACAAGGCGACTTTATGTTTGACGATAGTTCAAGACGTGAAGAAGAAATTGACGGCGAAAAGATGTACACTTTCAAACCACAACTTATTACATATGCAGTACCAGTAGACAGTGACATTGGTAAGCGTATTGGAAGTGCAAAGTTTGGTATTGTCTTTCATACAAACTACGAAGGCAACACATTAGCAGATGCAACAGCAAACTATGATGTTAATGTTAGTAACTTAAAACGTTCAAACGATGTTTGGTTTGACGATGCGTTCTTTAAAGACGTTTCAGGTTCAGTGCTAATGACAAAAGATGAAACAGCACAAGTGAAAAAAGATTTGGCAGATGCAATGGGGGCTTATAAAGCAGTACCAAATGCAGTATGGGAAGCAATGAAATCGAATGATGATTTTATTAAAAACTTTAAGATTTGGATTAATACAAATATTAGACAAGGTAAACTAGCAGGCGATCCAGGCGAATTTTTAAATGGCTTTAT